GCAGAACCACATTCGGAGTGCCAGCATTGCTCTATGTATACTTTGCACGTTATGAATTTTCCATCCTAAATATATTTTCCATCGGTAATTCGTGTTCAGGATCCGCATGGAATTATAGATCTTCCAATATTTCAGATCCCGTGTAACAAGTATATTTCTTTCAAATTCTCCTGCCTTATAGTCATCAATAACAACAATATCATCCGGATTGATTGTCGCTCCGAACAGAGTTAAAGCAAAACCGTAAGCACAATTTCTTGATAGCCAGAATAAACGGCAGCAATACCGCTTAAATCTATCAATCAGCGGTAACGGTGCAATGTTAATTGATCTTTTCATCATCCGTCCATAGTTCGGATCATATCGCTTCTCTGCGCGGTAGTATTTGTAAAAATCATACCGCATCCAGCTTGGAACATATTTTGTTACGCAGTCTTCGCTATCACAAGAATCATCAAATGTCTGCCACTTCCTTAAGAATCCGTGCAATTCACCGTCCTTGTCGGCAAACAATACTACAATCGGATTGGTGATATAGCAGATTATCATAATGAGTAATTGTAACGGCGCATACAAAAACCATCTCATATAACCACCTCTTTTATTTTTTAACAACTATATCCAAAGGAAAAATAGGATCACCTCCGGGAGATTGCCGCTCCCACGGCTGCCACACTGATAACAATCCATATATTTCGCTGCCTTGTTTTAATTCTGATTTTCCGTTCCGCCTCGCGCTCGTACTCTTTCAAGTATTGATTTGCTTTCTCTAATGAGTTCTGCATCTGTTCGTTCAATTCTTGAGATTTCCCGATTTGCTCGTTCGCTATCTTCAACTGCTCCTGCGCTTCGTTCAGCTGCTTCGCTTGCTTGTCTAAGAGTATCTTCTTGTCTTTGCTGTGCTGTTTGAGCGCCGTCAAGTTCTGTTCTAACTGCGTCAACTCCGTTTCGGAGATCGTGTACTGTACTTCTGCCCGCACAGATGAACCACAGAATAATGGCGACAACCACAGCGACAGCAAGACCGCCGATAAAATAAGCCCTTTTTTGATTATCCACATTTATACCTCCAGATTCATTACATATTCATATGTTGTATCGGCTCTATTTGCGTAGCCATCCGCGTATTCTTCACAGCATGCTGCGTATGCATACTGTTCTCTGAAAAGTTCATAAATTACATTGACGTCGCGCAGGTCATATCCTCTTTCTTGTCTCCGTATTAAGAAGTTTCTTACCACGGTTTCAGATGTCGGGCACCACATTCCTGCGTATATAGTACACTTTGTATCATCAAGATCAGGCACCTCCCAGAGTGTTTCTACATAGTCTTCACAGTCTTCGGCAAGCATATCGAGCTGTGCCTGCTGTCCTTCGTCGCTCATCAAGAGTTCTTTCAGGCTCCAGAGTTCGCCGGAATATCTCAAATCAGAGTAACTGCGGTAAGCATAATGCGCTCCGCCGGAAATGCTTTCTAATAGACGATTCGCCCTTTCTCCTTCCCATTGACTTACGCCGATTGATGGATAATCTCCAGCAGTTGAGCAAGAAACGGAGCCGTAGTCTCCTTCAATTCCTGTCTCAATTATCCCTTTCGCTATCGCTCTTGCCAGTTCTTCTTTCGTCACTTTTTTCTCCTTTCACGAAAAAGAACGGTGGTTTCCCATCGTCCTTTTCGAATACATCAGGTATTTGATTCCCGTCTTTGTCTACAAACATCTTACCTATTCCAACTATACCGCCGACTGCCCCCGCAGATAAAAGCATTGTTATGAATAGTCTTAACTCTGGCTCATTTCCTTTTCCCGTGATCAGCCAGTCAGCTATTGTCATCAGGATATAAAGAAGAATACAGAAAATGCAGATAACCGCATATAGTGTAGCCCAGTATAACAGTGGTGCATTCAGTTTCCGGAAGTAGCTTTTTGCTTTTCTCCAGAGTGATTTTAACTTTTTCATATCACACCGCCCTTCCGATTAATGCGATAACTACTGAGATAATAGTTGAGATCAAGCCAGCTACTTTATAAATGTTGTCAATTCTGTTATGAGCTGATGCCGCGTTTTGTTCAGAGCGTGCCTGCGCAATTTGCAGTGCAGTAATTTCAGGGAGCATTCTAACGAGCATGTCAAGTTTCTCTTCCATTTTTGCCATTCTTTCTACAAATTGCATTGTTATTTTTTCTCCGTCATTGCTTTCCATTATGCACCGCCTTATTTGATACGTTTCCAAAAATGTACTTTATACGCCGGCGGCTGTACAGTGCTTGAGTTTCCGTAAATTCTGTTTGATTTTGAAGCATCCAATCTAACTCTTAATGCCGATTTATTTCCTGGAAAGATATCTCCCATCGACGGGATTCTTTCTTGCATGTCATCCATATAAGCCATCCCGTCTGCTCCGCCAAACCCTGTTCTATCGCTATATCCAATAATGCTACCAGTAATGTTCGGTAAGCCTGCTTCTATTGTTCCGCCAGCTCCACTCGATGCTCCCTGTAACACTCTATCTTGTGCAATTTCTTCCCATTGTGCTAAGCCGTCTACTTCACCGGGTTTTAGCGCATCGTCTGTTGCTGTTGTTACTACTATGCCGACCGGATAGAGTATATCAATCATTGCTTTTAACCGTCTGTCTACTACTCGGAATTTCGCACTTCCATCTGTTATTTCCTGCATTTTTTACTCCTTTCAATCGTTTGTTAAATATGTAAATTCTGTTGCAAATTCATGCCCCTGTGTTGCTGTATATAGAATCGGATAATGAAATCTTAGTTCTCCATTTGCCATCATTTTAAACCTCAATGATCCTCCCTCATCTCCGTGAATCACTTCACTAAAGATAAAGTCTACAACCGCATGCGGCAATCCCGATGCTATTAACGCCGTTCCTCTGGATTCATCAGACTTTTTTAAATCAAATGATACTTGAACGACGTGTCCGATCTGTATGCAAGACATGTTTTCCACATATTGACTTTCTACATGTACATCGATTGTTTTAACTGTTTTCTTTTGTTCACAATTGTTAATTTTCGTATCGATGTAGTCTTTGTTGTCTTTTGTTTTTTCGTCTACATATTCTTTTGAGGTTACAGTTTTGACCGTCCATTTCACGCTTCCGTCATTGACTTCTACCCCCCCGACACGGTTGACAAATTAGGTTCGGTATTGCCGGTAGTTCCTGCCTGCGTGCATTCAAGATACGCCCACGATGGCAGTTTTGTAGAGTAGACGATTTCGCCGACTCTATAAGAAGTATTTCTTTGTAATAAGTTTAACAATGTTCCGAGGGTTTTCGGGGAAACGATTTTTCTACTTTCTATCCCAAAATTTACTTCTTCTTGTGTTGCATAAGATAAGGCCGCAGCCGAATTAGCGGCAGATTTCTCACTCGCTTTTGCATTTAATTCAGATGATTTGGCTTCAGAGGCGCTCTGTGTTGCTTTATTTTTTGCATCAATAGCATTAGATTCGCTATTTGCCGCTGAAGAAGCGCTACTTGAAGCATTATTTGATGCTGCTACAGCTTTATCTGCATTCTCTTTAGCAGAATTCATACTTTGTTCTGCCTTTTTCATACTTGAAGCTGCCGATGCACTATTTTGTGCAGCTGCACTGGAACTATTTATTGCATTATTCATATATTCGGCAGCTTGATCCGCACTCGCTTCAGCAGAATTCATGCTTTGTTCTGCCGCACTGGCACTCTCTTTGGCAGAATTCATGCTTTGCGCCGCATAACTGGCGCTGGATGCTGCTGCCAACTTGCTTGTCATCGCGGCATCGGCACTTATTGCTGCATTCTTTTCGTGCGAATCTGCCAATTCTTCATCCCAGACAACAGTTGAATCTTTAAATCTGCTTCCCCCTTTAGCACCAACATATAGTCTATATTTGCCTGATGGCTTTTTTGCAATAACAAGCTCTCCCTCTCGGAGCACTGGATTTACTGATTTCCACGTTTCTTCATCGGCTGTAGAAAACTGAATTCTTGCATTACTTGTTGCCATTTACTTTTATCCTCCTATGCAGTACGAACCCAAATGTAAGCAGCTATATATTTGGGTCGAATATCCCATTCTTTGCCATTTCCTGTAGAACTGACAGATACAGTATGATTATGATTTCCGACAAATGAAGTCTCTCCAGACCAGGTTCTGGATGCGTCAAATGTAGCAAACCCTATGTCGTGCCACCTATTATGCTCGTCAAAATCTGCCCCCTCAATATTTTTGATATTAGATCCGCCTGGTTCAGCGTCAAAAGCTCCTGTTATATACGAGTTCCATCTCCCGTTATGCGTAGGAAGAGCCAGCGTCCCGGTTATGTTCATAGTTCCACGCGAGTGCGAGTGCCCTCCGGCATACGCAGAGGATGCGTCATGAACATGCGCGGGCATTTCTTGTACTGTGTTTATATGTGTGTTGCTACCGCCTTTACTATTAATTGGAGTATCATCGCCAGCACTCATAACAAATGTTTTGGACTCGAGTAACTCCCAGGTTGTATTTTTATATTTTTTAGATGGATTATCTGGATTTTTTGTAATAATAAAATCTCCTACACGCGGATATGTCATCTTTCGGATTTCTTCAATAACCTCTGTCAGGTCGATGTTGCCTGATTCATCCGGTTTAACTCCGTTAACTGAACCGGCAAAAGTTTTTCTTATATTTGAAACAAGACCTGAATAATCAGAATCCAAAGCGTCAAATCCTGCCTGTACAATCACCTGTGCTATGGCGGCAGCCATAATGGTAGCTTGCTTATACAGTTTATTGTGCATTTTCGGTTCAGCAATTCCGGGAACGACGCCAGATATACGCTGTGTATCCGAATTATAAACAGGGTCGGACTGTATATCTTTATCTGCAACGCCCTCTGCAAATACCTTAAAATTTGAATTTGCCATCATTAACCTCCTTCATGTGCCTGCAGCCAGTGCGATTTATAGCCGCTGTAATTAATAGTATTGTAGTCATAAGCAAATATCGGAAGACCGTCTGTGTCAATAAATGACAGCGTATTAATCCTTACACCTTCCGGCTTCGGAATAATATATCCGTGAACAATAAGCTCTTGCATCAGTTTTGAATAATTCCCGAGCAAAACGATATTAAAACTCATGTCTTGAAGATCCTGTATCTGCAGTCCTTGATTATCCGGAAACAAATTATCCCACATCTCATACAAGTCAAGAACATTACCCTTCCAGACATTTTGTATAATCCGAGATTTAATCATGATTCGATATATATCGTCAGTGATGAGTGGCATGTCATCCATGTCACCTGGAGCAAAGTCCTGTATAATATTTGTGTCAGCCAATTTTGATGGAACAGGCGTTTTATATATTGTATATTTAGATTCCGCTCCTGTATCTTGTGATAATTCAAGAGGTGTAGGACATATGATTTCGCCGCGTGCCGTAGGTGATGGTTCAAATTTCAAGGATCGTGATACACCGACACAAGCCCCCAAAACATCCAACTGATCAGCTTCTGCCACATCGACATTAAACATATCCACCATTTTCAAGATGGATATATCCAGCTCACGTCCATAGCTCGCCATTTTTCGAACCATTTCATTAAAACGGGGAGATCCACGGTATTCAGATGTTATCAGTTTTCGATAATATTCCGTATCATGCGTTATCATACCGTCACCTCGATATTGTCATAATTAGGACGTGCCACCTCTTTGTAAGTAATATCCATATCTCCATTCAAAAGAGATTGTTTACTTCTTCCAATCGTAATAGAAGATATACCGAACACCGGACGGGTAATATCAGGATTGCATGACATGATGGCTCCGGTAAGCATGGAAATGGATACATCACGTCCTATTTCAAGAGAAGAAATATAATTATAAATTGCGGTTTTGACAGTAGATGAGAGGCTTGATACATATCCTGTATACTTTTTTAATTTCAGATTTATATAAATATCAACATATGCAGGCCGATAAAAACGAACTTTATTTACATAATCATTCCGATCTATAATACTGACCTCTTTATCGCCGTTTGTATAACACCCAATCCCTTTGTGGTAAAGAATCGCTTCTGCTATATCCGTGTCGGAGCCTCCCTCAACCACGCATGTAATAGAGTGCGGAGGTAGCCCATGAGGATTGTTTTCCGGATCCACAGTGCTTACATTCGTATCGTTCTCATATACAGCTACTCTTGCGATGTTTTTTAACGCAATGATGGCACCATGTGTACCTTCAAGCATTGTTTGCGACGGATTAGATACAGAAATAGTTTGTCTCTGACGGAGTTCCGCATCTGTTTCTACTGCATTACCTGGAATAGCTGCCGCGTGATTTGTGACAGATTTCCAGCCGTAAGTCGGAGTATTTATTTTGTCTATATCCCCCAACTCGGCGGAAACCGCCCCTACTTTTTGACATGTAACGGTAGAAATAACTGTTCCTCCACTTCCGATAATGACAGATGACGGAAGATCCCAAATAAGTCCAGTTTTATCTACTACCGATCCATTTTTTATTTCTGTAAATGGAATTCCGGTAAGTGTCACCTGGCAAGTAGAATATCCCGGTTCTTTCCGTGCAATACCGTTCAGTTTTACAACAGAATCCAACGCCGCTCCAATGGCTGTCGCAGGAGATCTTGCATTGTAAGCATATTGAACAGCTTGATAAGAATCTGAAATTTTAAGGGCTAAAATGGAAATAAACTGGTAGTCGGCGCTGTCGTTTTCGAGATAGATATCATTGCCATATATCTTTTTCATTTGCACAATAATATCGTCACGTATATCGGCATACGTCGGTATGTGCAAACCGGACGCATCCACATAAGGTGTAAAATAACTCATCCTTCCGCCTCATTTCTTATATTTGAAATTACAAGGGATCCGTATAATGTTTCTACAGCGCATCGGAAAGTGTAATGCCTGTTTTCAAAAGAAGATTCATAGCCAAGAATAGACAGCACACCGGTTGTACCTTGTATCCGCTCGCGAAAAATAAAATCGACGGCTTTTATATTGCTCGGTTGCCCGGAGCTGGCCATGATTTTTTCCCATAGCGGTAATCCATCTTCCAGATCTTCCCACCATTCTCGATACAATAAAAGAAGGCGAGTCTTGATGGCCTGTGCCACTGCGTCCACACCTTCCAAGTACGCATGCTTCCCGTGTCCAAAAATATAATCGCCGTTATCATCAAGCTGCCGGTAAATCATGCTTAACCTCCTATAAATACATTTGAGGAACCTTCCGCAACAGCCCCTCCGCACGACACAGGATCACCTATGCGCCCTGCGGGTTTTCCGTTGATAAATACCGAAGAACTCCCACTTGCTATCTTGCCCACATGAGACGGATGAACATGGCAGCCGTGAGGAGCGTAAGAATCGCCTACACGCCCCGCTGCACGTCCGTTAACAAAAACATTCGGGGAACCTGTCACAAGCGAAACGGGCGGGCAGTTGTCATGCCCTGTGTTTAAATCCCCCACTCTTGTCGCCTTACTCATTGATATTCACATTTGCTCCTTTTATGTTTACATTACCGGACGCCACGATATTAATATCATTTCCGGCAAGTTCAATGTAAGAAGAACCGCTCTCTGTACGAAGCTGCGCCGATGAAGTGCTGTAATTCGGAATAGTCCGCGGCTGTGACCATGGTCCGGGTATACAGTAACCATCTGATAGATCATGCCTCCTGCAGTCAATCTGATTTTGAACCCCTCCTGACTGCCACCAAGCGTCCATGCAATTATCCCCGAAAATAACAAGACATTCATCTCCGGGCTTTATCGGCATAGTCAGTACATAACCCCCCGCGCGGGGGAACACCACAGGGACATCTACAAGCTGCGGAAGATCTTCCCATGTCTCTACACCGTCGTTATTTCTTTTTTCACGGATAGCCAGCTGTACAGTGACCGTCTGTTCTTCCGGGTTAAACGATTGAATAATGCCGGGAGCCGCCACGCGCAGGTTGATTTCACGCTGCCGAAGCTCGTTTTCACTGTTAACCTGTTTTGAATGACTTCTCTCATTTAAAGGAATCAATCTTTATACCCCCATGCCATTTGTGCCGGAATCACCGAGAAGAGCAGGAAGTGCACCTTTGCCGTATCGAGATATTCCGATAACTTCTGTGTACCAGTCATTTCCCCGCGTGTCTCCTCTGTGTGTAATTTCTATTGCCTGGTATATCCAATCGTCGTCAAGAGGCGCTTGCCTTTGCCCGGGCATAACGCTTACCTCATTAATTTCTACATTTTTCAACTGGATCATGGACCCCAGATGGATAGCCGGGTTCAAAAGCAATTTAAAGGACACACCGTCCTGCGTCTGCTGCGGCGTTCCGATAAGACCGTTATTCGGTGTGACAACAAGCGCTTCATCTTTTGCTACATCCTGCAGACGAACTACATTTAACCGTCCATCCTCGATATAGTAATCAGCGCTATTTCCCCGACAAACGTCCTGTACATAATCATATGGACGGCCGTAAAAGACTTTTCCGCGGGGAAGAGTTTGCGGAGAAAGCCCGTCGCTTACTGTATTAATCGGAGTTTTTACTTCGCTGTCATTGCAGACAGTTTCCACAACTTTCCGCATATTCAGACCGCGGTTTACTGTCTTTGATATGTGATTCAAATTCAGCGGGGCGTCACCGTCAATAGCAGTCAATGTCAATATATAGTCCACATTTGATTCTTTGCTTCGTGACGGATATATGATCCTACCGTCAAATATTTTTCCGTACTGCAGCGGAACTGTTTCCGTCTGTACGGTTCCGTCGGCATTAGTAACATCTTTTTCCGCGGTACCGTCATAGCCGGCCTCAATGATTAGCCTGTCACCTTCACGGATTAATTTGTTTTCGGTAGCAGCAGTCAGATTATAGATTTTGCAGACAGCATAAAAACCGCCTTTCCCTCGTTTTTTATGGATTTCAAAAGTACAGTGGAGTTCGGATACGTTCAGTGCTTCCTCTTCGCTCGGATTGTCTTTTGTAGCTGGTTTACTTACAAGAATCCGCCAGCGGCGTCCCCATAATTGACCATTCATGAGTGATCACCCCATACAAGAGCAAAGACAGATCCAAGTGTTGTGTTGTCCGGCATCATCAATTCCGTATCCGTCGTTGGTATAACATACGCTTCACCGATATTTAAATATCCGAATTGCCCCAAAAGATTAACTCCAGGTACAAGCGGAAGCGTATCTATCAGCGTCTTTCCGGTGCTGTTGTCTATAATCTCCGCCGTCCAGTCCGCGCAAAGGTCGTTATAGCGGAGTTTGAGCTTGATATTGATATTCCGCCTGTTTTTCAGTGTCAGCTTAAATTCCTGCTCGGAATACGGCTGATTTGTCAGCGGTACAATGCAGTAACTCATACTTTATCTTTCAGCCCCTTTTCTCCATCGTCCATAATTTCGGATATAACCGATCCTTGTTCTTCCACTTGTATTTCACCACGACGGTTAGCTCCACCGCTTGTCCAATTTCTGGCGCTGACCTTTTCAGTGGAAACAGTAGCCGTTATGATTTGTTGTAAATGGACGGACGCTTTGAGCCCGCCCAGTGTCTTGCTGTCATCATTTACATGGATACTTTGAATGACCATATTCTGGTACCTGTCGAGACGGGTCAGTACATCTATCGGTATCCTCGACTTCTGCAGATCTCTAAGAGTGCGGTAAGCAGAAACACCTTTTTCTCCAGCATTATGCCACTGCCCGTGTACCATAGAATCCATGGCGTCTGACATAGCAATTTCCATCGTGATTGTTACTGGGTTCTCATACATGTGATCCGACATATTTGCGCCAGATTGCACAGGGTGAGAAGTAACAGTAGACGTATGATCTGTATCAACACTAATAACAGCGTCAAAAAAGAGACCGCCTATATTTGTTTTGCAATATACAAGATCTTCTGTTCCCAAGAAAGAAGAATTCCACTGCGGTGGGCGGTATCCTCCATAAGCAGAAAATCCATATTGGGAAAGATCCGGGATACAAGATGTTCCGCCTATTAATGCGGAGGTAATATTACCAAGTCCCCCGATATTTAGCAGGCTCATACAATCGACCCCCTCCCCATTCTCGTACTGAATGCCTTATAAGCCGCTTCACCTATTTCATCTTCAGATGCATTTGTTTTAGCTACATTTACAATAATATCTCCGATAGAAACTGTACTATTAGATACATTGGAAACGCCGCCATATGCACCGGATCCTGAAGCTGCGGCTTGCGCTGACATTCCTTGCTCTGCATAACCGCCACTATACAGCTGGTCGGCATAACTTCCGGAGAAAGAGCCGCCGCCTGCAAATCCCATCATGCCGGACCCGATCCGGTAACCGGAACTTGCACCGCTGGATTCTCCTCCGGAACTCTTGAAATAATCATCCAGCGAAGTGTCAAAATTCATATCCCAACCGGAATCAGACCCGCCCGTTCTTATATATCCGGATATATTTCCATATCCGAAATCCGACAGGTCGCCATGGACAGGTTTTCCGAGAGAAGAAGAGTTTCCGAAATATCCACCGTTCCCATCATAGACAACAACGTGATCATAGGGTCCTTCTCCTCCTGTCTCAACGACAACGATATCTCCAGCCTGCATGCCGTCTACTCCTGCATGCCAGCGCCCCTGCGCCTTAGCAGAATCAACCCAAGTTGGAACCCATAGACTATCTCCCATATTTTGGAAATATTCATTATCAGCACCGACCGCTTGTTTCACAAAATAAGTACATCCATTTTCGTTTCCGAGAAAATCACCGGTCGGATTATCCGTAATATTAGCCGCACGGGAAACTATATCACCACCGCCAAAAGGAGATCCGAAAGGATTTCCGAAAGCGTCACCGAAAGCAGATGCAGCCCCGCGAACATCTCCATTTTGCAGTCTCCCGACACCTTCTGTCATTTTTGAAACAAATTTCATGACCTTGGGCGTTGCATCATCCAAAAATTTAAGCAGTTTCTTTACGATGATATCGCACATATCCGCGATCCATATCATACCTTTTTTGACGCCTTGAAAGAACTTATTAACCTTGTCATTGTTCAGAAAATCCAGCAATTTTCTCCACATCGGAGCCAACGTGCGGGAAGATTTTTTCCCTTCTACAAAGTACATGAAGTCCTGCATCAGGAGAAGCGCGCCGCCGATAGCAGCAATGAAAAGACCGAAGGGACCACTCATAATAATAGCGCCTACCATCGCGAATATAGCTGCCCATTTTCTTACGTTGGCAGGTAAGCTCTCTATGAAATCATAGATTGATCCGAATATAGCCTTTAGCACTTTAACGGCAGAAATACCGATACTCACTATCTGTGATAAAACTTTAGCTATCTTTCGGGCGATTTCCGGCATGTTTTTCCCGAGCTTATCATTCAGCCACTGGATAAATTGCTGAAATTCCTTGATGTACGGCTGGAGATACTTAATTAGGTAATAAGCGATCCATTCTTTCAGCATTTTCAGTTTGACCTGCAGAGACTGTACATCATAGCCGATTTCACGGATCCACTGCAGCTGGTTATCCGCATCTACTGGAGTAGCCAGTTCGTTCATCTCGTTCCGGAGACGGAAGAACTGTTCCCGGAGTTCGGGGATCCATGCGATATCTTCCTGCGATACACCCATGACTTTCATAGTTGTGGAAAGTGACTTGGCAGAATCCTTTGTGATCCACATCTGGGACGCCAGCTTTTTGTACTCCATGTCCGCTGCCGCCACATCTTTTATCGTGCTGTAGGCTGCCTTGCCCACCCCGATAATCGCAGCGGCAACAGCAACAATAGGAGCAGCTCCTTTAATTGCATTCATCGCTTTGCCAAGCTGGCCGATGGCCATCATGGCAGAATTAAAGCTGCCGGTATCTATATCAGCGCCAATGCCGACGAGATATTCTTCTATTACATTTCCTGCCACTTGTTAACTCCTTTCTGCAGCGTCTCTGGCACGGGCTGCGTTTTCTGCTTTCACAAAGATGATTTCATGGGCGTCAAGCAAATCATCGAAATCATAAGTGCCATCAAACACTTCATGTTGCCGCCACATGCCAGCTGCCACAGGGGCATAGGCAAAACTATCAACAGTGGGATAATCCATAGGTGTAAATTTTAGGATTTCGGTTCCGATTCGGCCGGTATCAGGCCGGCCCCTCCGAAAAAACCCCCGACATTGAACAGGAACGCTCTTACGGTAAGAGCAATCACTGCCCCGGCGTCATATGCCAAATCTTCAATAGCAAAGCTTCCATCCTCTTTTAAAATAGGTTCCGGAAGAAGCTGTCCGCCCACGTCATTCATTTTCACCACCGTTTTCAAAAGCATTGTTTGTATTTCCTCAAATTCATGACGTGGAACGGCCGGCAGTACCTTTGATATAGATTCCACCGATATATTTCCGTTGTTTTTCCCCTTTCCCATGAGAGGGGCTACAATTCCCGCAGATTTAAATGCAATGTAGGACGCGGACCGTGCGTCAAGTTTAGACAGGCGGTATTTACTACCGCCCACCTCTATGATCTGGGTTTTCTGTTTAGGTTCCATTTATTTCCTCCTAAAGTTACACCGGATTATTTACAATGTCGGCACACATCAGTGTCCACGTGACACGCTGCCCTTGTGATTGGTACGGAACATCGGCTTCTTTTTGCGGAGATACGCCGCTGCAGACATGAGAGCCGCCGGTGCTCGTATTTTTGAGAAGCATAGATGTGCCCGCCCATTGAGAAGTGGGAGCTGACCAATGTGCCTGAAACCATTTCATAAGCCACAAATGAAGCGGAGACGTCTGCTGTGTTTCAATTGTCACCGTACCGTTATTCCCCGCAATCTTAGATATCATGACGGAACCATCAGCAGCGATATCATGTGACGTGCGTTCCGTAGCTTTAGATACAGAAACAGAACCGACACCATTGCCGGTAAAAATAAAATCTCCAACCACATCAGAGTGGATGGAGCCGACCAGATCGGTAAAACTATAAGTTGTTTGTGCCATAATTCATCCTCCTTTTACCGATTGACATAAACGTCGATTGTAACAAACTCAATGGCGCCAGCCAGTTTCACGCATACATAAATCGGCGGCGCTTTTCTTGCGTCACGGTCAGCCTGAGGCTGTGAATCAATAGGTTCACTCTGTACAAGATAACCGCTTGCCAGATAATCTCCGTTTTCAAGATTTAGCACTTCACCGCCATTCCATTTACCCGGAGCGATAAATCCAGTATTGACATACTTATTGCAGGCCACATTAATAACATTCACAATAGACGCAACGCCGCCCTCTGTTTGCGGCACTTTCCGCGTAGATGTGAGTAGATCCATGACATTGAGCATGATGTCATTCTTCAGCATGTCAATATTGAGTATCTCGTCAAAAGACGTGCCGTCTGCCATGCACCCCTGCTGCAGAATGTTATATTCTTCAGCGCGGCAGACATAAACATTACCGTTATTTCCTGCAGCTGTCATAGATCCGCAGATAAATGCCACTTGGGCTTCTGTGAGATTATCCGGTGTCACGCCGGGGAGACGCTTATAAGCGAGAGTATAAGAAGAATTGTTTGTTCCCCTATTCGCCCCCATCGCATATCCAATAACAGCCGCCACTGCATCTGGAGTATCTCCCTGTGCGCAATACAGACCAAAAGAACGACGATAGGATTTCTTCTTTAGCTTTTCAAAAATCCCCGTCTTTTCCTCTCCGGCATCTTCTTGAGAATTAGACAGGTTATTTTTGCTTGAAGTCGTATAAGCAAGAAGCGTATCGGGCTGTGCATTTTCTACCCAATCTGCCAAGGTTTCAATTTCTTTATCTGTCGCACCAAGAGGAATTAGCACATACCATTCTCCATTAGCCGCACGGCAGGCTTGTGCTGCAGCCAGTTTATCCTTGTCCTTGGTTACCTGAACACCGACCGCAAGACGAGACGGAGCAAGTGTCGCAGAAAAATACAGCTTAGCTGCCTTATATTCCGCGCTGTCCGGTTTAAATCCGTCTTCCAGTAATGCATCGGCGCTTGTATAGATACGCACCCGTTCTGATTCGGGAATGACATTGCTTTTCCCGAGAATGAGTGCCATATTGAATCCTTTTCTCTTGGCTGCCTTGGCCGCCAGGTTGACCTGGATATCAATGATTGTTTTCAGTGATAATTTCGCCATTTACGGAATCACCCTTTCTTTATCGTAATACCGCCGCCATAAAGAATGACATCGGAAGTACCGGAACGGTTCGCGTCCACTTTCTTGACAGGAACTTCTTTGATACTTTTGATGTTTTCTTCGAACAGCAGCTGATTGTTGAACCGGAGTGTAAGGTCGGTTCGTTCAAACCACATATTGTGAAAAAGCTCCGGTACATATTGTGGTGTATCAGAGCTGGGAATGATAAATATATTTGCAGAACGGAGCACAGAAGAACCATCAAGAAACGTATGCCGAAGCTGCACCAAACGATCATAACCGTTGGGACCGTATGCGGTGAAAATAACCTGCAATACCCGGGTAGCATAATGCTCCCGCATCAGGTCTTCTCCGTCATCTTTCCAGAGTTCATGTATTGGCTGCGACACATCGTCACCGTTTGCGTCCATGATGGTAATAAAGACAACATCCTCTTCTATCGTCCAATCAGGATTACCGAGCGGAGGATAGGTCATACGCACCGGCGGCTTTATCTTCTTGTATGCTTTGTCAGGATCATATCCAAGCGCCGTCATAGTCGAGCGATAAAATGCCGTTTTTAGAGCTCGCATAGTCTGAACAGGCATTTATACCACCTCCCCGGAGAGACGAGTACATATTCCGCGATAAAAGCCATAATCCTTATCCGGAAAGACGGCTACAATCTGATATTTTTCGTTATTCCAAACAAGAACATCTGAAAAGCCGTTTTCTTCAAGCTGCCCTGTTACATAAATCGGTTCAGTGGAAAGAATTTTCATGGCCCCAGTCTGCCGGTTCCCTTCTGGAACTTTCTGCAGATCTCTTTCGGTTGCTACAGTAATAATCCCATGGAACTGGAGTGTAGACGGAGTTCCATTCTTGATGAATTCTCCATTTTCCCATACGCCAAATGAACGTAGAATGGTATAATCCTGTGATAATCGAGAGGAATGAATCACGCTTGACAAATTAATCATCGGCTATTCCTCCCTTACAACGTAAACAATGGAATCTCTCAATTCTCCGCTGTCAACAAGCGGCTTATCGCTCCCTTTTAGTTTCACTGTTTTGGGATCATTACGTGGCCACCCGTTGCGCGGATCCTTAAACCATGACCGGCATGCATTTTGTGCTGTTATTCCCGTGCTTGTAATAGCTCGTTCCATCGCGTCCGCATTCCCGTCGGCCGTGGCCTTGATTATTTTAGAGAACTGCAGCGCTATTTTTTCTTTGTTTGCCTTGATAGCTGGTTCTAAAACAGGACGAGGCGGAGAATGCCAGAGAGGGGAACCGTGGGACTGAATATACAGAGAGAAAGCCTCGCTGTATTTAAGCCCCCTGTCCATCCCTTCCTGCATTTCTTTTCGCATGGCCTTTCTTCTTGTTCCATGGGTGTGGATGTAGAGAAGCTCGGCATTATTGATACCTTCTCCTCTTCGGCTTGATGTCTTTTGCGGTATTCCAACTTGAATCTGCCTTTTCTGCAGCCCTTTTAGTCTTTTGACGAGCCCGGCAAATCCACCATTGTACTCGTTATGCTCAACCTTGCCTTTTGGGTTCACCATACGTACATCCCGCCTTTACCGACCATTTTTGCCAGTGTTGCAAACTGCACCCCAAAAGTTGTTAGTTTGAACCCTGCCCAGCCGTTCAAGTCCTGTGTCAATGCCGACAAATCCATAGAATGAGAAACACCATCCGCGCTTTCGCTTGTGACGACGCCTGCCGTAGCAGCGGCAGAAAGAACAGAGGAAGCAGACGCTCCCTCCGGCTGCAAACTCTGAAGATAAAGGGAGCAAAAATGAGCAATGAACAACCCGATGGCATGTTTCCACATAGAATGATACCGCCCGCTGCTAATACAGGCGTTTCCAAGTTCCACATACATATCCAGAGCCGCATCAGGGATTAAACCATTAAACTGCGGATACAAAGAAAGGAAATCTGCCTTAGAATATGTCGGATTATCTCCATGCTTGATATTAGACGCCTGTCCTATAATGCCTATCACGATTTTTACCCCCTTCCTTTATTATTTGCTTTTGGTTCTTCTTGTCGTTTTCGGTTTTACTTCGGATTCAGGTTCGACTTCATCATTGGATTCAGCGTCTTCATCTTCATCTGATTCTGTTTCTCCGGAATTTTCATCAGGATCTGCAGGTTCGGATTCAGAAGCAGGATGCGCTACAGGTTCAGAGGCGGCATTCATTACATCCGCCTCTGTTTTTGTGTCGCTGTCCTGCGCAACGATGAGGTCTCCATCTTTTACAGCAAGGTCAAAGAGCCATGTCTTTTGAATCCATGATGGAGCGTTTTCCATTTCCATTCCGCCGCGGGAAGTGAATTGCTCCCCGTCAAGTTCAAAGCAGAATTTCTTTTTTGTCAGAATGATCATAAATTGCCTCCTGTTAAATACCGTCAAAGTAGCGAACCGGCTGATAATAATTGAACTTAACCTGCCCGATCTGCGCAGCGAACAAAGTCAGATACGCGGCGCGTTCCACGGACGGCTGGGTCATAGCGCGGGTAATCGGTACAGTAATGTCAAAGTTTACCTTGTCTTCATCGTTGACATAAACCACCATGCGGTTAGTCTTACCAGTACCTGCCTTAATGCACCAGCGGCACGGTTCAATAGCAATATCCACGCCCTGATTCTTGGCGATATTGTTCTGCAGCAGGTATTCAAGGATGGAAATATTCCCGGCGTCGGATACTTTCTGCTTCACAATGAAGGCATAATTTTCCGGCGGAATCAGAATATGGTTCGGCATACCGGACAGGTCATATTCAGCCGCTTTCCACGCTTCAACAAGAGCGTTATTGATATCCTGAAGAATTTCATCGGCCGTCTTTTTTGTCCAAAGCGGAGAACCTGCCGCACCGTTTACAACAGTACCTACCGTGACTTTCTTGTCGTTAATCAGACCGGAAGTGCCGAGGGAATCAAACCCAAGATAAACGTTTTTATCAATGGTCTTGTTGTAGTTAAGGCGAATGCCTTTATCAAGCATATCTTCCAGAGAACGTCCAATCTGCTGCAGCTTAGCCTGATCAACAAACGGAACCTGCATAGCATGCATCCACGTAAAGGTTTTGAACAGGTTCTTGCTGGTGCTGACCTGCATTACCGGAACCGCGGTCGTACCGGATCCGACAATGGAATAATCATTGGCACCGGTAGTTCCATAATCAACATCAAAGGTGGACGTGAAATCTACCCATCCGCCGCCTGTTTTTGCAACGATGTCTCGCTGCCAGGTAACAGAAGAGAGGGGTTCCCTGATTTTCGGGTCTACCTTTTCGAGCTCACCCACAAGATAAGCCATGCCGGACGCAATTGCCGCGTCATAAGCAGAACCATAAAAAGCCTGTTTTCCGCCTGCGCGCATAGCCGCGTTGGCCACGCCCATCATTCCGGCATTCGGTGTAAACATAGAAACAGCATTATTTCCCATTATTTTGTACCTCCTTCTATTACGCGTTCAGACGGGTCAGAATAGTGATTTCTGCCACGCCGTTAGCGTCTACATAACCATTTGTCCACTGCACATTGGTAAGCTGAACGGTGTTAGCACCATCAGCCACGGCTTCAAATCCGCCGACAACGCCGCTGGAAATTGCAGAGTTGGATTTGATGCGGACAAATACTGCCCCGCCGGCTTTTGGTGTACCATTATTGCATTTAACGACAACAGATCCACGATTAATTGCAGAAACGAGTTCCTGCTCATTGTAAGCTGTTTCGTTCTGATCATTGTAAGAGACAGCCTGTTTAACTACACGAAGCGCAACACCGCCAAATTTAGCGGCAGTAAATGTAGCGCCCACCGCAGAATAAGTATTGTCGTCATTCGCCGCCAATGCTGCACCAAACGGCACCGCGGCAGAGCCCTCTTTCAGCTGACGGGATGTAACGACATCGTCCGGTGTTCTTGCATAGGTCCCCGGGAACCCATAATTCATAGCTACTCCAATTGCTTTTCCACTCATTGTGTTTTCCTCCTTTTAGTTCTTTTTGTAATGCGGATTATATTTATCCCGAATCATGCGACCAAGTTCGCGGTCGTCCATTGCTTTGTCTTTTGCTTTTTTATGACCATTCTCTTTGGCTTTCATAATGGCGTCATATCCATCATCACGAATGTTTCCACGAATCAAATCCGCAAGACTATCCGCAGCTTTCTTTCTCTGGCTTTTTGGCAGAGCCGCTACAACCGGCTTCAATGCACTGATAGCTTTCAGAGCAGCGTCACGGGCAGCTTTGGCTTCTTCCTCATCTTCCGGCTCTACAACGTCTTCATCGTCATCTTCCGCTTCTTCCTGCTTAGCATTGATTTCTTTCGGATCAACTTCTACATCACTTTCGTCATGGGTTTCTTCTTTTTCGCCCTTGAGCTCTTCTTCTAATGCGTCCAGCGCATCAGATTCCTCTTCCGGCTTTTTATCCGGCTTTTCAGCAAGAGCGGCAATAGCGTCTTCAATCTTTTTGAGACGTGCGTCGAGTTCTGCATCGATGGTGCTCTTCGGCTCTTCTTTTTTCTCTACTACCGGAACAGCCGGTGCCGGATTACCTTCATCAGAAGCAGGCTTCATTTTTGCCGCTGCTTCCAGATCTTCCGGAGTGGTGTCGCTGTCATGCGCAAACGCAGAAAGCATACGCCCCCAGATACTGTTTCTACTTTTTTCTGACATTGTTTTTCCTCCTTTTCGTGAATCACGAATAGAAACTTTGTGTCCAGCGCGCCCTTTTTCGACGACGGCTACATGATTACCGCGGATTTCCCGCTGTACATAAGTGTCGTCATCTTCCGGCTCCCACAAGCAATCATACCCGCAGGAAATATCGCGCTTTCCATTCTCAATCTTTTGTATCAGGTCCTTATCGTAGATGATTAAATCAGCAATAACGCAGTCGGATAAGGTACCTTCACCGCGGCGTACGTCACGGCAGGTGCCTTTAATATATCGACCAATATTTTCCGGCGTTACGTCTTCGCTGGGATGTTCATCCACGACCGGTTTACCCTCAAAACTTGCTAATGCCGCCTTACTGAACACCTCTTCTTCAGGTCGCTTAACAACATAGATTTTCTCCGGATTTTCTCCCCCGAACTCCATTCCCCGGTATTCCTGTGTGCCTATCCTTGCAATAGGAACTTCTTTACAAACAAGATACCCTTCGGGAGTTCGGATCATGTGTCCGGAGATTTTACTTCCGTAAAATGCCCTCATTTATCCCCCTTCGATTTTTTTAAATTCAGAAAGCCGCATATACCGTATACGTCCATTCCTGTATACCTTATGCGGCCAAGAAACATCATCATACTCTATCAATGGAGCGGCATAACAGCGGCAATTTGGAAACTCGCCAGCATGATATTTTCCGTAATCCTTCATATCAATCAGAGCCTCCGGAGACGGCGGGTCATTCCAATTGACCAGTACGCCGTCCATGTGACGGTGGGAAGAACGCACCCTGGAATCTTCCGATGTTTCCCAAATATACCAATTGAGCCCCGCGCTTTGCGCCCTTGAGCGTGTCAACGCAGAGGCCGCTTTCGAGGATTCCGTTCGGGCAATTAATTTAGCATGCGCCCTTGTCATCGTCGGCCATTGCTTGAGTATGTCATCTATCATGTCTTCTGACCGAATACCAGCCGACTGTCCTTCGGACACTATGTTTGAAACACGTTCCGCAGCCTCATTTGTCATAGATTGAATCAAACGGGAATTTCGGGAAACGATATCCCAGTAAATATCGTTCGCTTCAAGTTCTTTATGCAGCAATCGATATATCATTCGTCCTTTAGATCCTGCTCGGGCGGCTTCCCGCCACGTTCGGTGTCCATCAGAAAAGGCGTGTGTAGCCATGGATCGTGCCGCGTCCTCGCATGCTTTTTCAAAAGTGGGAGAACGGGCAAGACCACGGAGGACAGAGAGCATTTGAAAAGGACTTTCTGCATGAGCCATCTCACGCTCCAGTCCTTTCATGATTCTTTCTATCGCAGCGGCATACCGCTTTTCTGTCATTCGATTTGGTTTGAAGTTTCTTTTCATGTTTATTCACTTACTCTGCCGGATCCCGTGTTGCATATTCCTGTCCATAGACTTTTTTCATAAGGCATCGAGCTTTTGCGGTTTCAGCGGCATATTCATTATACATATCCTTGTTCAGATACCGTTCGGCTTCGTCAAAATATTTTTTTAACGTTTGTGATACAGCTTCATGTTCATTTTCAGGAAATTTCTTTTTATTCATTTCAAAGTCTGCTTCAACTTGTTTTTTCATCTCAGGAGTTATGACTGCCCGACTTGTAGTCGGGTCTGTTTTCTCCGGCTTAGCTGCACTTGCTAGATTTTCCATTGTCTGCACCTTGCTTGATCGTGCAGGTTTTGATCCAAATTTCTGACCATTAAACTTACCACCGGCACCAGCAACAATTTCTCCATTTTTAACAAGTACACGGGCGCCCTTAATAGTTCTCCATTCCCCTTCTTCTGCGTCGTACGCTTTAATCCGCATTAAATTTTCTTTTGTTTTATCCATAATTTACCTCCTCACAAAATAATCATATTGTTTGTCACAGCATAGATCTAAATACTCAATAAATCCACTGCATTTAACGGTGCCGCCTTGAAATTCAATGAATAAAAAGCTATACTTATTGTAAAGAAATAGATTACCGACAGCAGAAAGTCGCCTATGCTGCCAAATAATGATGGGGACCAGAGTATAATTCTGGACGGCGTCCATCCGGTAATCTATTTTTTGTTGCGTGATTTATACGCCGTCAAAACGAAAGTAAACTTATTACCCTGCAAACTCGGGCTTATAATAGCTACCTTCCCATCTTTGTATACCTCAAATGTAGCACGTCCATTGTTTGACGGTGCCACCTTTCCGTTTGTAATCACATCATCCAGGTCATAAAGCAAGGATTTTATCTTTTCATCAGTAAATCCCTGCTTTTTTCTTTGAGATATAATATGGCGCAATCCTAATCGTTCATTACCGTAGACGAGAGCAATATCACCGAATGTCTCATTTCTAAAAGCGGACTTCACATGTCCTTTCTTTTCGGCCAGCAGCTTATCTACAGCCGCCCTTCCTTTGTATCCGGTGAATTCTTCACCTAACACATCGGAAATATCTGATGGGGTCTTTTCCTCATTATCTTCTTCATTTGCACTTACGCTCCCGCCGTTTGATGTAAATTCTCCATTTTCATTTCTTGGGTGCTTGCTTTCATCAAACTCATCATCATTTACATGACTGTTTATTTCAGATGGTTCTATGCCTGCTATATCACCAAATCCGCTAAACTCCCCCTCTTCTTCTATTTTATCGGAAGCGTTCATGATGTCTTCATCTGTGATGTTCGTCCACACCCCGGTTCTCTCGCTCTGCTGCTTGAGCTCCTGCAGCGCCGTGCGTTTAGACACAAGCCCCGCATTAAGTGCCGTTACCACATTCTCCGTGCCCGTTTTAGCCAGCTCGCTCCGCTCTTTGTCACTCGGCTCGGATACCGGATCAAAATCGAAATCTAAATCATCAGGAACCGCCCCGAATACGCTCATGCAGAGAATCGGCAACAATTTATTCAGTATCGGACGCAGTTTAGATTCCTGCTCTTGTCCGATCATGTCGTAGTAATTTTGCAGGTCACTTTCGCCTGTTGCATTCATTCCGGCGGGAGCCCGTCCAAACAACTTAGTAGCAGGTATCTGTGCCGCACCGGATATATCCATCATGAACTGCTGGTAAACCTCGGAAATGCCGCCGAATGTGTACTGATGTGTTTCGAAACCGTCTTCTTTATCCAGCACCTGCACACCGCTATTACTCATAAGCCAGTTTTGCGCCTGTATCGTTTTGTACAATTCCGCCTGCGTTTGCTCGTCTGTAGCAGAAAGTGTTTGCCCAAGATCGTTCATCTTGAGTACACGAAGCGACGCCATGAACGTGAGCTGTGCTATGTTCCACGAAACATTATCTCTCTTCTTCAGCTCGTCAAACACGGATTCGATAACCGATGCGCCCCATTGCTCTTCCGCCTGACTCTCCCAATACGGCAGATCATCTCCGATAAAACGAAGCACACGTGAATTATGAATCTTGGTAGTTACACCGGATACGGTATCTGTCACAAGATAATATTTCGGAAGCCCATATTCCGGGTCGCTGATATCACCTATCAATTCTCCCGATGGAGAAACACCATTCCATCGGTCTAAAACCGTTATACCGCAGAAATCCCCCGGCATTATACGATCTAAATCAACAGGTTCTGCAAGATCATACCCCTGTCCCTTAATCAGCATGACGCCTACTGCGCCACCATATAAACGCCCCCACTGCATGCCCGTTTTGAGTTTCTGTATGAGCTGTGTCCGGCGTAGGACAAGGTCTATTCGCTTCAGCGCCTTCGGATCTACTTCCGTCGTGATAGTAATCCAATTCTTTAGCATATCTCCGGGAATAATGTCCACAATCCGACGCATTATCCAGTGTTCACGATATAAACTGTTCAGTAAGTTATAATTCCGTGTCAGGCGCTGCATTTGATAGGTGGTTCCCTCCATCAAGCTCGGCATCCCTGCACCTATTCGCGCAAGAGCGTTGGCAAATGCGTCGCGGGCAGGTGCTCTCTTCGGGTTCCCCGCCGGTACCTGTATTCTTTTTTTCTTACGCATTCGCAAGCCTCCTTGATCTGATTACTGTCTGACAATAATAACGCAGGGCGTCGACGCTGTGGTCGTTTACCTTTATCGGTTTTTCCCTGCCGCCGTTTTGTATAGCCTTTTCATCCCATGCGTAGCTTTGCATTTCTTTAACAAGCATGGGGCAGTTTTCCTTGTATATTCGGATTTTCTTCTTCGTGAGCATTTTATTTACTGTGCGGATTCCTTCCAGCACACTGTTGTCCGCATTAATCGTATCCACAGTCTCCTTTGCCCGAAGTCCGCGGTTCCTCATCTCAATTTTGAAACTGGCAGCGGACGGGTCAATGATAACCGCTGACGGCGCATAATCCACGGAATTAATAAACTCCATAAGATCATCACCGTATTGACTGTTATCCTTTTCATGCTTTCCTTCCTCCCGGCTGTTCCAGTAATATTCTCTTACTACCCACGCCACGTCTCCATCGTCCCATATATCTAAGAAGCACATCGGATTGACGGTGCCATAGTCGATAGATATATACCGGCGGTACAATCGCGGATTGTTATAGATATACTCCAGCTGGTTTTTATCAAAATACAGGTCATCGCTCCAAGCGTCTTTATAAATAGCGCCCTGCGCCATGACCCACAACCCCAAAATAAAACGCTTATAAAATACACCGCTGTAGGTGGTTTTATAGCGTTCTCTCACGTCTTCGGAAAGAGAAGGATTGTCATCCATCGTGAAATGGAGATGAAGCATTCGCTTCTCTTCCTTTTTTTCTATCCAGTTTTTTAAAAACCAATGCATGGGGCTTTCGGGGTTACAGTTGAACCACATCTTAGCTCCCGGAACGGAACAACGCCCTGTCGCCTGATTGACGAACGATTCAGGCATAAGCGCCACTTCATCGCAATACAATCCGGCAAGTGTCATGCCCTGTATCAAATCTTGTGACGATTCATCCCTGCCGCCGAAGATGTAAAAGTAATTCACGGATTTACCGTCATCTATGATAATCGTATTGCTCGTCCGGAACTCCGTCACTTCGTACCCGCGGGCATATAATACAGGTTTAAGCCAGTTCCATACGTTACGTCGGAAAGATCCGACCGTTTTTCCGCACATAGCAAAGTTCTGTTTATCGTATGTTTGCATTGCCCACAAAACAAAGCTGATAGCCATTGATACCGTTTTACCAGCTCGAATACTGCCATCGGCTATAATTCCGTTGTAATTGAGGTAGGGGGATCCATGACACCACCAAGTAAACGCCTGCATTTGACGACGGGAAAATTCTTTAAACCGGATAACCGGCTCTATCACGTTTTTCATTCATCCCACACTTTCTTCGCGGAATTTCTAAGTGCCTCCGTCAATCCATCATCAGCATAGTCCGTTTCGTTGATTTCTTTTTCCTTGTTGCCTGTTTTTATCTCAACATCGGAATCCCTTGCCTTTCTCTCAAGCCCTGCGCCTTGCACTAAATACTGCAGCAGTAACTTCGGGTACAGTTCTTTAGATTTCATTTCCTTTAGCGCTTCCAGAGCCTTTTTCTGAATGAGCAGTCCGATTTGTGCCTGCTGCTCGTTCATTTTCTTAACAGCATTACAGGCCTCCGCAAATTCCTGCCGAGCCAGCTCGTTATCGTAAGCGCGGGCCCTCTCGACCCAATTCCATTTGCCACACCAACCGGTGATGAGCGCCCTTGATTTGTTCAGCTTTTGTACTACCCTTGTGCAAGATCTTTTATCACCCATCTGGTAGTAGAGTTTAAACGCGGCATAAGCTTCTGAAGATTCGCCTTTTTTACGCTCCCATTCGCATTCGGCTCTTCGCCTTCCCAAAAGTCACCACCTCCCGTTACTCTAAGGTGGCTCCCGCTTCTTCCATTACATCCTTAAGTAATTTTATCTTTCCGTCACGCTCCACCTTTATTTCAAGATTTCCGGATTCTTGTATGTACCGCCTTATGATCACATCACAATACTTCGGGTCAAGCTCCATGAGCATTGCTTTTCGCCCCATCTTCTCACAAGCAACCATTGTCGTACCACTTCCGGCGAAGCTGTCAAGTACAATATTCCCTGGTTTACTGCTATTCTCGATTTGATAAGCAAATAAGCCGACCGGCTTCATCGTCGGATGGTCTTCACTGCGATTCGGCTTGCTCATGTCGATAACCGTCGTCTGCTTTCTGTCGCTGTACCAGTTATGCGGTGCACCCTGCTTCCATCCGTACAAGCACGGTTCATGTTTCCATTGATAATCTTGCCGTCCGAGAACCATTTGATTTTTGTTCCAAATCAAGCATTCCTTGACTTCCCATCCGATATCCTTGCAAGCGCCGCGGAAATTAAATCCTTCCGAATCGGCATGCCAGATATAGAATGCGGATCCGGGCTTCATGTTATCGTTCGCCGCTTTGAATGCATCAACTAAAAACTGGCGGAAATCTCCGTCAGCCATCTTGTCATTCTCTATCGTCAATGCGTCTTTTGTCTTGCCGACATAAGCCACATTGTACGGCGGATCCGTAATATATAAATCAGCCTGCTGCCCCCCCAATAAACGATTGACATCTTCCAGTTTGGTACTGTCGCCGCATAGTAGACGATGGTCACCCATAATAAATAAGTCACCCGGTTTGGTAAATACCGTTTCCTGCGTTTCCGGTACTTCATCCTCTTCTATGTCGTCAGATGTCAACTGCTCACCTATCAAGTCAGCTAAAGCGTCCTCGTCAAAACCGGTCAAATCCATATCAAAATTCTCGGTCTCCTGCAGGTCTTTTAGAATTTCGGAGAGTTTATCATTATCCATCTCCGCCAGTTCTGCTATCCGGTTATCTGCTAAAAGGTCAGCGTATTCTTCCGCTTCGGTCGCGTACTCCTGATACTCAACCGGCACCCATGCCAGCCTTGCGTCAATAGCTGCCAGCCTGCGTCCATGCCCTTTTACAATCAGCCCGCTTCGCTTTGATACCGTAATTGGAGCCCGCCACCCGGCACTTCGGATAATCTCGCCGAGGAGCTTTACCTGCTGCTCGTTATGCTGATTTGGATTTTGCGGATTCGGCTGCAGCTGTCCAATCGGCAAAATTTCATCGTATGAACAGAAAACCGCGACATCGTCTTTTGTGACAATACGCGGTTTTGCAGATGTTTTGTAATCAATCATTGTTAAATTCCTTCATCGAATGCAAGCAAAAAGCCGGGAAACTCATCAAACCCGACTTCTTGCTTTTTATGGAGTTGTATGAAAGCATCGGGCGGCGACGTTTATTGCCCGAACTTTACACTATCATAATACCACATCTAAAAGTGACATTTAGTGACAACTTTCATTTTTTGAGAAATTTCTTGAATTGCTCTGTCTCTCATCCGCAAGCAAGATCTTTTATCAAAATTATGTTCCAGCGCAATTTTCTCCCAAAGAATATTCATAAAATACCTGTCGATCATAATTGATTTCTGCTCCGGATCGGAAAGTAAAGCAAGCAACCTGAACCCTCTTGTAATCATGTCACCGTATCTGTTGAGCTCTTTTATCCGCAGTTCTTCTGATTTTGCCATCTTCTCTTTGAAAGAAATCACGATGTCTGACAAATCGGATGGAGAGCCGCCATCCACAGGCTCCTTGTCGTATCTACAGCCTTTTAAAGAGAACAAATCCATCTCGCACTGCTGGCGGTATTGATTCAAAGAGTCAATATGTTTTCTGCATCGCCGAATTTCTTCAAAAAACGCTTCAACTTCACAGCGTACCCGCTTAGATTCACGATTTAAATTTGTTTTCGTTTTTTCATACGTCGGATCCGGATTATGAAAAATGCCCGGTCTCATGCCGTTATTCATCACTTTCTCCTCCACCATTTCTGACACCCGATTCTCATTAGCCCAGTTTTTACTTCAATCGGTATCTTTTTAACGTTGAAATATTCAGCATTTTTTATCATGCCTACTGCAAATCCCCCAATGCCAACAATAATTACTCCTGCTTCCGGGAATTTTTCAACCAGCATTTGTTTAATTTTTTCCTCATTTTCTTTGTACATATCCCATGGAAATGCATAATAGACTGCCTTCGTGTACTTTGTAATATGTTTTTCTTTCTTTTTGAAATCCGCTAAGAAGTCACTATAACTGACTTTAATTTCAACTTCTGTCAGATAATCATTTTCGTTTATCCATATCAAATCTGCTTCATGTCGAACCCCTTTAAACGGGTATTCATATCCGATAAAGCGACCGTCTTTATCATGTTTTTCGATTCTGCATGATGTTCGCGCAAAGCTAACATTCGGTATTACAATATTCTTTTCCCCTAAATGTGCCGCTATCGCATATTGCATTACTGCTTCTTCTGTTCCTCTACTCATGCCTTCTCCCCTTTCCTTAACGCAGCGTTTTTCACAAACACCGTCCATCTTGTTTTCGCTCTTTTATCCCCAAAAATCGGCTTATACGGCGATAATTTGACCACCTCCGCAAATGGTATCTGTTCACCATTCCATTTAAAGACAAGCACTCCGTCATTTCTCAGAACACGGAAACATTCTTTAAAAGCTCGTTCTATCCACGGCAGCCATTCGGACGGTAATTTTCCGTATTTTAGAATGATCCATCCCGTATCTCCGCCATTTTTCAAATGCGGTGGGTCGAATACTACCATGTCATAACTTTCATCGGGTATATCCATCTGAGTAATATCCCCGATAAAATCAGGCTCTACACTGAATATCCGTCCGTCGCATAACTTCGTTTGCAGCTCCCGATTGTCCTGAAAATCCACAAAATCCAAATCCTTTTCATACCAAAACATTTTTCCGCCGCAGCAGGCGTCAAGAATTTTCATGCTTCATTCACCTCTATCTCAATCCTCGGATTATCCCGATCGGTAAAAACTTCCTGCGTCAAGTGCACGTATTTCCTGCTGTCGTTTTGGATAAACCCTATATCCTGCAGCGCGTCAAGTATAAACTTTGCCGCACTCATCACGTTATCCTCATCCCGGCGCATATCCTTTTCATAATATTCGATACGGATATTCACTTTTTCGGTAAACTTCCGCCCTTTTGCCTGCGGCCGCAGTATGAGA